TTTTAGGAATTAATTTATCTTCAACAAAATCTGTAAAAGTTTCTGTATCAAGAGCTTGAATTACTATACTGTATGTATTTCCTGCAGGTGCTTTTCCGGTTTTATTTATAGCTTCTAAAATAGCTGCTGTTTCTGGATTAACTGAACTCTCTCTAACTACAAACTCACCCCTACGTAGAATTGCAAGAAATTCATCAGAAGCTAATCCACCTGGATGGAATTTTGGAATCATTCCCCCTTCGTGCAAAACCGTTCCACCTTCGTGAAAAGGTAAAAATCCACCAAAAGGACCACCTATAGCAGTTGCAATAGCTTTGAAAATAAGTATTTTTGCAATAGCTGCTATAATTTGTTTAGTAATATCTTTGAATGTATCTGATAATTTCTTTCCCGCCATTGCACTATCAACAAAAGTATCAACTGCACTTACTCCTAAATTTTGAATGAATCGAGATGTTTCTGAAATACTTGTTTTTAAATCATCTATAGGTTTATCATCTATTTTCCCGATTTCAGGAATTTCCCCAATTATTTTAGAACGCTCTCTATACAGTTCATTTAAATACTCATCATAATCTATCCTTCTTAATTGTCCCTCTTCCATCTCTTCTAATGAAACTTTTAATTTTTCTACTGCATCAGAAGTTTCTTCTACTGCAGTAGGCACAGGCGGTCCAAGAACTTCCCAAGGACCAAACTTAGGACGAATAACAGGTATTGCTTTAAATTGAAGTAACTTTTTCTCTAAAAGACCATATTCAAATCTCAATTCTTCTATCCTATTTTTTTGCTCCATAGCGTCTTTGTCACTCAACAAAAACGGAATCACAATGTCTGCTCCTTCCATTTCTTTAATTTCTGTTTCCAAATCTTTAATCTCTTCTGTTATTCCTTCCATCTCCTTCTCAATTTCCTTTGCAGTATTTGGTAATCCTTTAGGGAGAATCCCCAATGTTTGCCATAGTGAAACAAATGGTTTTAATGTAGCCGTTAATTCATCTATCCTGTTTCCTACAGCCAATGCCCAAAGGTCTATAGTTCCTTCTTCAGACAACTTATCTATTGCTTTTAAAATATTTTCTAACCCTTCTTTAGCTTTTTTAAATATAGGTTCTCCAACTATCCGTTTTATATTCCACCAATTATCTTGTATATTGGACATCATTCCTTCGAATGTTTTGGAAAGCTCAATCATTTGTCCACCAAAACGAGTTTCCATAGTTTTGGTAAGAGCTTCCATTAATTTATCAGTAGAAGAAATCAATGCCCCTGATTTGGAGAATTCAATGCCCATCGCTGCCAATTCTTTTCGAGAAGTAATACCTAACTCAGTAAGTCGCATTAATCCTCGGCCAGTATCACCAGCTGATATACGGCCCAACCACATAGCCAATTCTTCAAAAGATGCACCGGCTCCTGCAGCAGCGTCTCCAATAATTGTAAGCATTTCATTGGTGTCTTGGCCAAAGACTTTTAAAACTTTACTTGCTCTAATAACCTCTGGTAATTCAAATGGAGTTGTTTTAGCAAAATTAATTAGCTCCTCAAGTCTTTCTTGTGCAGCTTCAACTGATCCGTGTAACACTTTAAATTGAGTTTGATAACGTTCAAACTCAGCATTAGTTGAAACCATTGCTTTACCAAGGCTAAGAACACCAGCAGTTAATCCCGCTATACCTGCAACACCAATAAGAGGACCAATTATGGTTCCTACTTTCTTGAGAGCATTGCCAAAACCTTTGGTTTTTGTATTTGCATCTTGTGCTGCTTTTCCAGATTTTTTGAGTTTTTTGCTGAGAATATCTACTTTTGTAATTGTTCCCTTGTCATCGATTCTTATGTCGAGTTGTAGTCGTTTTGCCATCCTTTTCCTTTTTTATACTTTTTGTTTTTACATTTACTTTTGCACACTCATCAAAAGCATCTTGTATTATTGAAAATTTTTCTAATAACAATTCACCTTCATCAGGAGTTAAACCCAGTGGTTTTAACGAAGATACTATATCCCAACCTAACTTCTTTATTTTTAGGTAAAGGTTGAGAGCAAGTCTATTTTCAGGGAATAACTCTACAAGACCAAATTTACAAGGTTTGCCAATATCACAAGGCAGACTTAGTTTCCTTTTGGAATCTTTCTGATCCTTCTCAAACTGTGCTCTACATTCTTCACAACTTGTAATAAGAGCACTTCCAGGTTTATGAGACACCAATCTCCGTTTTATTGCCTGAAAGTGCTCAATTAGTTTTTTAGTTCTTCTGTTTTCTTCTCTTCAACTATAGGGCTTGTAAAAGAAAGAACCAACGTTGCAACAATAGTGTCTGGAAATTCTCCGAAAACTTCTTTGTTAAATGGAATTTCTGTTCCATCAATATCTACTACATTTTTCCAACCCAACAAACAGTATTCCATCAAAGCAAGAACAAATTTTTCTTCATCCACTATTCCCTTCACAGAACAACTTTTTCGGAGTTCAGCCTTTTTAATGAAGCCTATTCTTCTGTAAGTAAAGGTAGCTCCTGCTATCTTTATTTCGTGTTTCTCTTCAGCTCTGGGTAAACGCATTACTTTCCTCTCTTTTTATTTTTTTCTAAATCCTTTCTCCTAAATAAAGACAAAACATCGAAATCTAATTCATCGATGTTATTACAATCAAATTCTTTCACAGCATTTGTAATATAATCACAGAGTAATTCCCTTGTCATTTTGTCTTCCTCTACCAAAGCATCGCGAAATCTTGATGTTATTCGAAGGTGTATTTCTTTTTTGTCTTCTCGCTTGTCACATAAAAATATCTTTTTTAGTTTAGACATTACTTTCCTCCCCTTTTATTTTGTTTTAAAATTAATACAAATAAGCTGCACTATCTGTGTTCTGAACAGTAACTACTAATTCATTGTTGTTTGTTCCTTGTTCCATCAATTCAATACTGGCATCCGAAGGAACTTCAACTAAACACTCATATGTAACTGATATTCTTTCCTCACCAGCTACATTTACGTCTCCTTTCATAATCCAGAAAGTTGGTATATAGAATGTCATCTTATACTTTTCATCACCAAAACCAGGAATAGTTCCACCTATAAGTTCAATCTTCATCATCATTTTGGTATGCGCTTCAATCTCTGCAGTGAAATCTTTTACATGTGTTGCTTCATCTTCATCCCAAGTTGGAACTGTAAATGTTAATCCAACGGTTCTAACTCCTGCTTCTGGCTCTTCTGAATATGGAGCACTACAGTTTGTGATAATATCTTCCGGTGCCTGATCGATTGTTAAAGTCAACTCACTAACGCAAACGTGATCAGCTGCTCCCCATTCCGATTTATCTTTGTCATATGCACAAAGAGAAATCACTGTATCCTCAAACTGAATTTTTTCAAAATCTGAAGGAGTCCAAGCAGATGAATCAGAATTATTTGCAGAATCTTCTTCGAAGCTATAAGAAACTAAATCAAAAGCAAGAACAGCATTATTATCAGGAGTTAAACTTAAGGTTACTTTGATAGGTTTAGTGCTTTTATATTCGGCAATGTATAAATCCTTTTCTATACAGAATGTGCCGAAATGACTTACATCATTACCAGTGCGTGCTGTAATCTTATCCAGTTCAAGAGTGTGTTTATACACAGATCCTGAAACCGGCGCAACACTACCACTACCCATTACTGCAGCCAATAATGTTAGAGTTCGACCTTCGTATACTCCTCTAAGATTTAATGGCCCAGTATATATTTTCCTCGTTAATGAATGAGGTCCTTTTCCGCCTCTTCCAACCAAGATATTATCTGTTGCGATTTGCTTATCCAAAGATATTGCTTCGGAAAGGAAAGGCAACATATCATTGGCGCCGCATTGGACAGAGCCAGAACCCCAAGCTCCAGTTTCTAATTGAAATGCAGCTTTACAATCTACACCTCTGACGCCCATTTAAAACCCTCCTTTTTGATTAATTATTTTCACCTATATTTTCTTCATATTCTATCAATAGAGTCATAATGAACATAGGGAAATTAGGATCGATGCCGGTTTTGCCTTCTTCAAAAAAGTCTTTCCCAAGCCCTTTCCGTGTGTCCTCTATTTCAAAATGCTCTATTACATTTCTCAAACCAAACCTAATGTCTTTAAAGATTTCTTTTTGGGTGTAGTCAATATACTTATTAAGCATTGATACTGGATCATCTGTTTTATTTGTAACAAATACCACGTTCAATGATAAAGTCTTCAAGAAAGTTTTATTTGTAAAAAACTCAGAAGCTGATTCACCAAGCATAAGAAAAAAGCAAGGAAAAAGATTCCTCTTTTCACCAAGAGCTTCCCCCTCCTGATAAACAACTTTAACATCTCTTACTTTTTTTAATACATCTGCCACAGCGTTTGTGATTTGTTGTTCTAAAGATAAAGCCATTTAAAATCCTGCCTTCTTAATTTCCCCATTCAACCATTTTTCGCAAAGATCATTAATTTTATTTTCTTCCTCAGGAGTTAAACCAACGAACTCTCTTCCTTTTTCGTGTTGATAATAAGCCTTCTCTCCCTCTTCTGTTCTGCTAAATGCAATTCTTACTGTGTTCCTATTTAAAATTCTATGAGTTAAAGCGCTTAACATTCTACCAAAGAAACTTAAAGTAACAGTTCCAGTTGGTCTGCCTTTTTTCCGACGTTGCTCTGCATAATTTAGACTATATGGTTTGAATGCACTACCTTTTGCATCCACACCCATTAGTGTCCGTTTCCTTATAAAAGCTATAACAGTTGTTCCAATTTTATCAAGTAGTCCAGATTTTCTATCAACTCTTTTAGAAAATTTATCTAAAGCTCTTCTAATGGGCTTCAAGTTTCTAAATTTTATTTCCATTATTTTCCTTTAAACTAAAGGTATTCAAGCTCCGCCTTTTCAATTACATACAGGATGTAACATATATTTTTGAATCCATCTACTAACCATAATGTTATCCTTAGCAAATGATTCTAACAAAGCCTCTTAAAGTTAATCTCTCTTCTGCAATTACATCACCAGAAGCATCTTCGTCCAGGTGAAATCTGTTTTCTGCATAATTCCTTTCTTCTAAATATTTGACTCTATAAGTTTCTCTTTTATCTAATGCATAAGCGGCATCAGCTACAATTTGATCTTCAAATATAAGATAAAGAGCTCCAGCAATATTTGCATTTTTGAACACTTCAGGATTTTCAATTAAATCGCAAACTTCATCTGGCCATTTTGATTTTGAAATACCATTCCTATCTAAAGTTCGTATGATTACAGGTCTTAATCTGCAAGCCATTTCTTCTTTAATTAAATCTATTTTCTTTTGTGCTTCTTCAACAGTTACTAAGTCTAAAACATCATCTTGATAATTTTTTAAGTCTTCAGTTGTGCATAAAGTTGTTCCTGCCCAATTTCCTACTGCCATTAAATTCTCCTCTTATTAAGAGAGGAAGGAAATTGAATCCTTCCCCTCTTTGTTTAAGGTTAAGCAACTAACACATTATGTAAACGCGAAATTGCCTTATCCGAAAGCAGAGCAAGACCGCAGAACCACCACATCTTCCTGTATATTTGCAATTTAGATTCTGCACTTTCTTCAGGTCCAATTTGAAGTCCTGGTTCAGCATCAGAAGTTATAGAAGTCAAACCATCATCCGGTGAAAGGTGAATAAAGTAAATATCAGTTTGATAAGGAGTTGCGGCTGGTGCACCAGCAGGAGTTGAACCACCAATCCAATCAGAAACTATAATAGGAATACCATCGTGACCTAAAACAGGTCTGCCATAGTTTTCAAGCTCCACTTTATCCCCTTCCAATTTCAGATCTCTTAACAGCTTCCTGTAATACCTCCTTGCTCTGGAATTCAGGAGAATAACATCTGGTCTTGCAAGAGGTGTAACCTTGTCAACCCCTTGATCCATTAGATCTAAAGTCAAAGCAGAACCTGAAGAATTAATATCCTGAGCAGTTGGAATGATATTTGCCAAGCCATTGAAATCGTTGCTTGATGCATCTCCGTTGATCAATGTATCCCCAAATATCCTCCACAATGTTTTCCCAGTTTGCTGCAGTTGAATAGCCATCTGATCTTGTTTATTAGAACGGGTTACCTGAATAAATCTATCAACTACCGCTTTACTCGAAAGAATGTATAGACCAGCAGTAACAGGTTTAAATGTGCCTCGAGATGCAGTAATAGTTCCATCTATTGCTATAAAAGAACCAGAAGGTAGCGCATCTTCTCTGTTGAATTTCCAAGAATTACCACTTATTTGCTCTTCAGGAAGAACAGCAGGTAATTGGTCTATTGTTAGAATAGATTCAACAACACCAATTTTCAACTGATCTTGAGAAAGATATGCAGATTGTGCTAAAGTAACATAATCGGCCATTTATATTTCCCCTCCTTTAAAATTTTTATTTTCCTTCAGCCTCCCTTTCTTCCAACCCTTGTGAAATCTTTTGTCGAGGTGTTAGTTTAGAAGAATCTTTTACAGTTGTTAAGGAAGGTGTTGAGTTATCGACCTTTGGTTTAGAAGGCTCTTCTTTTTTCTCAGGTGTTTTGAAGAAATGTGGCTTCTTCTTTTTTAAATCCTTTATAGCTTCTTCTACCCCCTCAACTTTCCCTGTTTTATCATCATATTTTACAAACTGATCTACATCAACTACACCGACCACATCTGTGTCGATGACTCCTTGTTTCAGTGCTTCTTTTTCCAAAGCTGTTTGAATAGAAGAAAGCCTGTTGTGTTCCTTTAGATCATTGATCTGTTTTTCTCGTTGCTCAGCCAATTCCTTCCACTTATTCTGCTCCTTCAGAGCCTCCTCTTGTTTCTTTGCTTCAGCCTCTTCTATCTCCTTCAGCTTAAGGCGATAGCTTTTTGCTTCAGCATTAGCCTCTCTTTTCTCCTGCAAAATTTTTGCAATGCCTGTTGGATCTTTTTGCAAAGATTCAATGAGAGTTTTATCTTCATCAACAACAGTTGATGGAGTTGAGGTATCTACCTCTTTCTTTTGAGCACCAAGCTCTTCTTTATTTGGAGCTCCCGGCTCGTTTTTCTTCTCTTCAGTCATACCTATGACCTCCTGTGAAGATTAATTTTTAAAATTTGGGTGTAATACTAAAAGGTGTGGATACTTTGGTTATTTATTTTTCACGCCAGCCTTGAGCAAAAATTGCTTTTACAATCTCAAGAACTTTCTTCAATGATCTTTGCCACTTCATTCTCGTTCCCCAGCGATACCATTTGACGCCATTGACTATTTTAGTTTGGAGTGGCATTACCTTTTCACCTCTTCTAATTGCTCTTTCATATTTCCTCTGTAATCTGCAAAATCACTTTCTCCTAATTCATCAACAACAGGAACCCAACTATGTTGACAATTATAGCCACCACAGAATTCAAATACTGGTAAACCTTGTCCATTATCCATTGTGTCTATCTCTTCCCTCGTGAAAATTTTTCCAACATTTCTTATACAAAAATCTCTTGAATCTTTTACTAACCCGCCCATATACACGTATTTTTGTTTTCTATCATCTGCAAATTTCATAGTAAGAACTTTCCTGTCGAAAGCTCTAACTGATGTATCTGCCCAAACTTTTGCTCTGTGTTCTAATATCCCTACTTTTCCTTCTACGCCAGTAATAAATCCTCTTAAATTCTCAACCATATCTGAAAACTTTGAAGCACCGGCTACTTGACCAAAAATTTGTCTGTTGATTTCTTCAATCGCTGTATCTGTTATCCTGTATATTTTAGCAAGATCCAAATCTTTAATTGCTTTTACTATCCCTAAATCTCTGTTTGTAAATTCTAAAGGTATACCCATAATTTTATATGTTTCCTTTATATGAGAAATTAACTTCGCTTCTTTTTTTAATAGTTTTTGAATTGCTTCAGTTGTTCCACTTTCTTCTAAAAATCTATTTAGATTTGTTAAATTTTCGACGTTAAAAGCTCCATAAACTTGAGTTGAATCCAACACTCCCGCTTTGGTTTTAAATTCTTTTACATAGTTCACTAAAGAATTATACAATGTTTGCTGAGCTTTGATTATTTCATCTTTAAAATCAATCAGAATTCCGTCAATGTATGCTAATTTCTCTTCATTGATTCGAGCTAACTCATTTATCACACGTGTTTTATTCACCTTCTTCTACTCCCATCTCTTTTTCAATTTCTTTATTAACTTCTTCCATCCCACCTTTTATCCTTTTCTGATCTTCTTTTATTCTTATTAATTCAGCTTCAGCTTCTTCCCGCGACAAATCAGGGTTATCTTCCATCTTAGCATCTATTGTTGACTTAAGTCCCATATTTATCTTTTGTTGTTGAACTGTCAAATTGGTTTGTTCATCTCTGACTTCTTTAGGTTCTTGGAAATCAATTTTAAATTGTGTATCCCATTTTATACCATTACTTCTTTTTGCATAAAAATTATGAACTACTCTTGTTATATCAAACAATTCGTGTTCCTCTGTTCTTCTCAAATGTTTTATAAGTTTTTGTTCCCTATCAAGTGGATACGTGCTGAATTTCAGTGCCATCACTCCACTGGGCGTTTTCGCAAATTCGTAGTTAACCGGCGAGATATTCCAACTAATTAAAAATTGATGAAGCATATTTTTCACACTGCCCCATAACTGTTCTATTTTAGCATTAGGAGTTAAAAAATTTGCGTATGGAGCTCCAACTGTTTTTTCTCCTGGTTCATCTCTTTGAGATGGAGCTACTAAAGCTGTTAATCTTTCTAAATTTATTTCTTTAGCATCCCCAAACTCATCAATGCCATATATAAACAACAAAAGTCTTGTTTCCTTGTGCATAGCATAGACAATATCTGATAACCTAACCGCGACAAATTCCTGTATATCCAATAAATCTAATGGAGGTGAATAAAAGAATTCGCCCGTGTTATATTCTTTTCTAAAAACAACGAAAGGTAAAACGCTATTCCCGGCTTGATCTTTATAAGGGTTCACATTTTCTTTATTCTCTGTATTCTCTAATGCATTTCCTTTTGAATCATAAATAGTGTAAGTATCTTTTGTCCAAGTATGTTTTACTATTTGATTCTCTTTTCCATTTACTGTCTTTAACCCTTTATAAGAAATTTCAACAAGTTGTGTAGGATCGTCTGGATCAACTTTAACGTCAGCATTTTGTGGTAGAATAGGATCGTAAACTATACCACCATTTCTAAAACTTACTTTTACAATAACTGTCCCCAACAAATTGACAATTCTTTCCAGATAAGGCATAAAGCAAATCATTTTGCTATGTCTTTTTATATCTTCATATGCTTGTATTTCTTTATCTTTAGCGTCTACCAAAAACCTTTTTGCTGGTTCTAAATAAGTAGTGGAAATTGTTTGAACAGGTTTTTTGGTTACGTTAATCCAAATAAACTGTTCTTTTATTTCTTGCCTTGCAGTAGGGCTCTCAAATCTGTTGTCAATAAGTGAATTTACATATGTTAAATATCTGTTATGATAGTAATCCCAAAGTTTGGTGCAGCTGGTTTTAAAATCAGAAAATGTTTTACCCCTTTTTGCTCTTGCTCTTTGTATTTCTTTAGGCACTTGTAATCGAGCCATTTATTTCCCCTTTATAATTTTTTATTCAAGTAAAATTAATCGACGCTTTTTTCTTTCAGGTCTGAAAAGTTTTCCAAATAAATTTATGAAAAAATATCTTTTGGTGTCTATGCTGTGGATGTGATAATTATCATCTTCTGGTCTGTTATCAGTCCGAATACCATCTTTGTTAGTAGGATATTTTATCCTCTCCATATCTTCAATTGCCCGTATGCAGTTTTTGGTTATGAAAAATCTTACTTCACCTGCAGCATTTTTCACCCAAGCATTTATTAGTTTGATGCCTTCAGGTATTCTTGTTAGAAACGGATCAGTGCAATATCTCACGTTGATTCCATTTGATTTGAGATAGTTTATATCAGAATATCCAGTTGAATTTGTATATGATCCTGCTCTGTCACCAAAGTATTCATCTGGTTTTCTATATTTTTTCTCCATATCCAATATAGCACTGTAGAGGTCTTGAATTTGACAAACTCCACGTGGGTTAAACTCATCAATTTGGTAAACAGTAGGAAGAATATTGAATAATGGATCTATTCTTCCATCCACTTGAAACACTTCTAATACTGGAAAATTCTTACCAAAATCCATACTGAAATACAAAGGCAAATCTGGTCGATAAAAACTATCTACAACATTTTGTGCTCTGGTCAATTCAGTAAAGACTTTTCCGAAGAACGCTTGAAATTCTGCTCCAAACTCCTGGTCAAATAGCATTTTACTCATTGTCCTTTCAGCTCTCTCAATAAATTCCTTATCACAATATGGTGAAATCCAACTTGGACTTTGCCACGAACGATAATGTTTTCCATCATCAGTATTTTGCCCTTCACAAAACAAATCATAAAAGAAATTAGTTCCATTCGGTGAACTCATAAATAATGCTTTATTTAATCTTCCTTTTGTTGAGAGAGAAGCAAAAACTCTACTCCAAATTCTTTCAATCATATAAGCCCATTCATCTCCGACTAAAAAATCTATTGGAAAGCCTACAAGAGTGTTCTCATTTTTACCACTACCTGTCCTTATCAAAGTCCCATTATTGAACCTTAAAAATCTATATTCTTTTTTCGCTGTTGAGTAATCTGTAACTTGCAGTTTAATCAATCCACTCCTTATTCCTTGACGTATATTTTCTTCTGCTGCTTCGAAAATAATATCTGTTTGACCTTTCTCCGGCGCTGCAATTAATATCTGTAAAGGCATATCTAAAAACTCAGGGCTTGAAGCAACAGTAAAAACTTCTGTTTCTTTTGCCCCTAAGTGTGATTTTCCCCATCTCCTGCCACAAGCGAGAGTTCTTATTTGCGCTCCATCAAAATGAATTTCTTTTTGCTCTTTAAATGGTTCATATCCCCATTTTCCTTTTTTAGTATTCACATCATAAGTATATGATTTTGGTAGATATGTTTCCCTTACCATATCAAGAACAATATCAGGATTTTCACGTAATGTTTTTTCTGCTTCTTTAATGCTTTTAATCATATATTAAAATATCCTTAGCAAAAATTTTAAAGCAATTACAAGACCTTCTGGATTGGCTATTAAACCACCTAAAGCTAATGCTCCCACCACCAAAAACAATTTAGTATATTTTTTACCTTGATTAATGTGGAAATCATTATGACGATCGAACTTATCATTAACACAATTTTTCAAATCTTTAAATTTATCATCCACTCTTTCGTGAAAGTCTTTTATTTCTTGTTTAAATTCATCCACGCTTTTAACAAGGTTCTCTGTTCTTTCTATTAATTTCCCAAAGTCTTGTTCACTTATCATAGTTAGATCCCCGCATTAACTATAATAATCAACTCTTGGCCTGCTTCATCTCTGTTTATTTGCATTATTGCAGAACCACTTGACAACTCCACTTCCAATCGAAAATCTCCTGCAGTATCTAAATCATTTGCTCCCCATTGAACCTCGATTACTCCACTTGTATAATTTGTAATTGATATACTACCACTTTTATGATTTTCAGTTTCTCCTATCTTCCTGGTTTTCCAAGTTCCTGTCCAACCTGTTAAATCATATGGATCTCTGTTAGAATCTAAAACATTTATTTTGTATGGTGGGTATGTATCCCCCACAGTATATTTAAAAATTTCTCCCATTTACATCCTCACATTTATTGCTTTGGTATTTGTTTTTGTATAAATGCCCTTAGTTGCAATTTTTACCTCTTCACCCCTTGTTCTTACTTTTACATTGATTCCTGGATAAACTCCTAATGAAACTCCCTCAATCCAGGCATCAGATAGTATAGTCTTCTGGGTTACTTCCTTGAAAATATAGGCATCGGATTTAATAGATTGCTGAGTTGTTTTCCTAACAACAGCATCAGACTTTATAGTCTTTTGAACATATCCAATTACTTCCGCATCAGATAGTATAGTCTTCTCAGTCTTTTTAGAAATGTTAGCATCAGAAACAATAGTCTTCTGAATATCAGTTTTGACTACGTTAGCATCACACTGAATTGTTTTCTGAATTTCCTTAACTACGTTAGCGTCAGACAGTATGCTATTTTGAGTTTCTTTAGCAACGTTAGCGTCAGAAACAATAGTCTTCTGAATATCAGTTTTGACTACGTTAGCATCTGAGTTAACAGTTTGAGTTTTGACTTTATAGACAATTGCATCAGATAATATTGTCTTCTGAATATTCTCTTTTACAATATTAGCATCAGAAGTAATGGTTTGTTGAACAGCTTTGTAGATAGTAGCATCGGAATTGACAGTCTTTTGAACTTCCTCAGATACATTAGTATTTGAATCAATAGTTTTTTGAATGTCAACTTTTACAATATTTGCATTTGAAACAATGGATTTCTGAAAAGTCTTTACAACAGTTGCATCAGAAACAATAGTTTGTTGTTTCGTTTCAGCAGCTTCGATACCATCCCAAATTCTATCATCATCCCAATTGCCATAATCCCACTGATAAACGGTCAT